TTCTTTTGGTAAATATTATCAGTTCCAGCGGTTGATAAAAACCACATTTGCTGAAAAAAGAAATCTTCTTTAGACTGAAAGAAGTTAGGACTGTTTAATAATTTAACATAAGGGCTATTCTCAATAACTACACCTTTTGAGTTAACGTGCTTTATTTCCATTTGAGAATATAAACGGCTACGAAGTGCAACAATAGTCATAAGTACTGGATTGCACATTGATAATTCCAAATACTTACCATTATCGACAAATGAATTTCCGTCTAAAAAAGAATAGGTAAATACTCCTGCTCGGTTACGTTCAACCCTCAAGAGTTCTTTACCAAATAAACTAATTGATTTAGTTACCATTAAAAATATCTCTGACTCACGTCGTTAATTTTACAAATATATAAAACTTATTTAGAATAATTACAAATAAGGTAAAATATTTTTTTATTATGTTAGATAACGTGTCTTGCTATACCATTTAATAACGTATTTAGAAGCGTCGATTGCATCCTCTCTTGTTTCTTCTGGTATATCTAAAACCTCTCCATTATGCGTTTTCCATTGGTAGTTCTCGTAATTATCTTCTAAATTAGTGCTACTTTCAGTGTAGTATATTGTAGATTTCTGCATTGTTTCTATTGCACTAACTACAGAACCCTGTCCTTTTTGTGCAAATATTATATTAAATCCTGCATTTTTTAATTTACGCCCCTCACTTAAATTTAATTCGTTACCACTATCGCAAACTATTTCGATATGCTTTGGTATTTTTAACTTTTCAAACTCATCTGATAAAGTTCCATTCATATTTTTTAAAGGTTTATATAAAACCTCTTTTAAGAAGTAAGAACCCTCTTTGTCTGTTTTCATAGCTACTAAAGCCGTTGGAGCAGACATTCCAAAATCTAAACCATAATACATTGGATAAGGTAAATCGTTAAATTCTTTATCGCTTATTGTTTTCCAGTTCTCAAATATACGGTTATCAACTAAACCAGTAACTCCTAATCCGTAAATTCGCCACTTATTACGCCAATAGTTAGACTTTGTATTTTCGTCTGTATCGTAATCTTCTAAATCAGGATTATGATATGCCTTTTCTTTATAACTTTCTATTTCTTTACGCTCTTCATCCGACAAAAATTCATTGTCTTTATATGTTAAGCATAAGTAATCGCATTCAGGGTCGGTTAATATTTCCGTATGAGCATAAAATCTTTTATTAGGGTTGTAGTCTAATATCTTACGCCTTGCCCTCGAAGTTAGCTCTCTATATGTTTCAAAGTTTGTTTTGTTAGCTTCGTTAACAAACATAACATCAGAACGCAAACCTTTACCAATATCCTCTTTATCCAATCCTAAAAACCTAATAAATGATTTATTAGGAAATAAACATAAAGGCTGTCCGTTTGTTACTCCAGTAAGATTTACGCTATCGTATAAGTTAAATGAACGTAATATTTTTATAAAGTCTTTCAGAACTGTATCACGCATCTTTGATAGTTCAGCAGACGCAATATAAACTTCTTTATTAGGGTTTTTTGAAGCGTAGTTAGTCAGAAGTATTAGTATTGCTATTGTCTTACCCGCTCCCTGCCCCCCTTGTATGCACCAAATTTTCTTTTTAAGGCTTGATATTTTCCGAAGTGCTGTTGTCTGCTTCATCGCTTAAAGGGTCTATATTAAGTATAGAAACATTTTGTATCTTTTCTCCACCTGAAGTAATATCTGTTTTATCTCCAAATACTTTAGGATAAAATTTAGCCATTTTCCATTTAATTGTATTTGCCAAAGCATTATAAACTTGGTGGTCTATTTCTTTGGTGGTTAGCATATCTTTTAAATCGTCTAACTCATTCTCTAATGCAATGGCTTTGTCTTGTTGGCTATTCACGTACAGTGTGCGTAATTCGTCGTTATTTGACTTCCAACGTCTGAAAGTAGTCCAATCAGGGTAACTGTCTTTGCTTTCTAATATACGCCTAATGTTAAGACCGTTTGCTAATTTGTCGCATATTTCAATACATAAATCAATATTATATTCGCTTGGTCTTGCCATTATTTCTTTATTTCAATTATTTGGAAATACAAATCAAATAGATTTTTTAAAGTATCTTTCATTTCTCTGTATCTTTCTTTAGATATTTTAAAAGTTTCATTAACTAATCTATTCCTGTTTACAGAGCTGTCTTTTATTTCCTTTTTTACTAATATTGTTATCATTTTCTAAAAAATCAATCCAACTTTGTTCAGAACCTACTTCTTTAAATTCGTTAACTTTAGGTATTTGTTTAACTATCTGCTTTAAATTAATACCTTGTAAATCGAATGGTATTATATAACCATTAACTCCGTTTTCTATTTGTTCGTTACCACTTGCAAAAGGTGTTATTATGCAAGGCGTTTTAACTTGTAATGCTTCATAAACCGAATAAGCGAAGCCTTCTGTATCTGAAAGCTGTACTAAATAATCCGCTTTATTAATTTCAGGCATTGGATTACGAATAACTCCGTTAAATTTAACTTTTGTCTTTGCAAACTTTTTTACTATGCTATTGTTATAATCATTGTTTCTGTTTCCGTAAACGTTCCAAATATAGTCAATTTTATTTAACTGCAATAACTGTGCAAATTTTAGCATTCTGTCAAATCCTTTTTCTCCTGATAATCGGCTAACAGTTATTAAATTTAAAACTTTGTTTTTAGGCTTTATTTCTGTATTTATAGTGTTGTCTAACAGATTATAAATTATAGCGTCGCATTTGTACTGTGTAGCTTGTTCAAAAGATGTTTTGACTAATTCCCCAACGCAAACGTGATGAGTTGTATTTTTATGTTTTTCATATTTAAAATCCCAATTAGCTATGACGTGTCTATAGTCTGCATGTATTATTTGAATTTGTTTTTTTGCTTCGATATGTTTATATGGTTCATATCCCCAAGCAGTAGAATTAATAAAGTAATCGCATTTATATTTTTTTGACTTATTAAGTTTTAAAATATTTACATAATCCGACATTTCAATAAGCAATTCATTATTTTGGCAATTATCAAAAAGTAATGTAATGTTATAATGCTTGTTCATTCGTTTACAAAAGTTTTCAACGAAACGCTCAACGCCACCTATTTCGTTATAATTGCTTATGTAAATTATTATATCTTTCATAAATTCATATAAACACGTTAAACCTACTCTTTTCAAAGTAGGTAAACAATCAATTTAAATTACGATTGCCGTTTAGTTAATATCAGTATTTAGTAAATCGAAATACCTTTTTATTTTTTCGTGTCCGTTTTTACAATAATCGTAAAAGAACTCATTTCCGCCTATAGTTAATATTATTTCTGTTTTATCTTCACTTAAAGAATATTTATCTATTCGGTCTAATCTTATTCTATCACTTTCATAGTGTCCTTGTGGTTGCAAATCGCTTTTATACATATCGTCTTCTTCGTCTTCGATAAGTTCACAAATCCATCTATGTAGTTCGATTATCATCTCCCAAAGATAGTAATTTTTTTAATATACAAGCTATTATTATTTAGAATTAGTATAAATAACATTAAATTCCTTAAATAATTTGCGTACCTTAAATATATGTTTTATATTTGCTGTATTAAAATAACAAACTTAAAAAAATTTATTATGGACGAGCAAGAATTATTACAAGAAGTATTTAATTATTTAAATGCATTTGGAAACTATCGAGAGTTTTTAGATTATATGGAGCAAAGAGGTTTTGATTTAGAAGAATTAGAATCTGATATAGAAAGATTTGAACTGTAAATATGAGAACACCTAAAAATCCGTTTGGAGCAGGAAGACCTAATAAGTTTTCCGTTCCTACTAAAAAGAAAATCATTCCTATTTGTGTTGAGAAGCAAGTTGATGAATTGTCTAAACCTTATCTAAATAAAAAACCATGATAGATAAATCAGCTTGGGGATATTCAGAAGGAAGCCCCACAAACCAAGACGAAAGTATATTCGAGTTCGACAGCACCGACTTATGGGAGTGTTTAGAACATTACAAAGAAACTGGCGAAATAGAGCCTTTAGAAAACGCAATAGCATATAATAACGGTAACAAAAGACGTGCTTTAGCTATTGTAAACGAGTTGTCAGAGCATTACCAAACGACTGATAACAACTATTTATTGAACAAATTAACTAACATTAAAAATTTATTGAGATGAAATCAGATTTAAGCAAAGTAAAAGTAGGGGATAAACAAATCGCTGATAAATTCGGAGTTGATGTTAAACTTTTAAAAATTAAGAAATAATGGAAATAAGAAAAGGAGATTCTTTTTTATGTATTAAAAAAGTAAAAATGGATAGCGGATGTATAGCTTATAAAAAAGGATATATTTATTATTCTGAAATAGATTGTCGTATTACAGATATTCAAACAGATATCTATCACGTTTGGAGATGTGATAGTAAAAAACAGAAAAGACAGTTTAAAAAATATTTTATAAAAATTAAGAAATGACAAACCACGATAAAAAATCAATCCAACTTTGTTCAGAACCTACTTCTTTAAATTCGTTAACTTTAGGTATTTGTTTAACTATCTGCTTTAAATTAATACCTTGTAAATCGAATGGTATTATA